CACTTGACTCAGACCACTATCAGGTTGTAAAATACTTCAAAGAAAAGTTTAGTTTTTATTGTAATGAATGTGCCAAACCTAAACCCAGAGAATGATTCTCTGAAAATATCCCAAAATGAAGATGGGTCTTTCACAATGGACTGGGACCCACAAGACCCAAAGTGGTCGTTTCTTAACAACTTGACTCAGAAGGAAATTCAGGTTATTATGGAGCAAGCAATCAAGGAATTTACCGATGGACTTTGATTATAAGAAGTATTCACTTGAAAATCTTGAAAAGTGGATGAGTGATGCCCTCTTGTCTTCTGAGGCAACACCACAAGAAATCTATGATGTCATTCATAAAGTTGTAGAAGAGGAGTATCATTACTTCAAGCATCATACTGGTCGTTGTTACGAACTTCTTGCACTTCTGAATGGTAATGGTAAGGGGCATCTGACTTGTGATAAAGATGACCCATCGGAAGAGTGTAAAGGTGCTTGGACTTCTTTCTGGGAAGAACACTATTATCCAGAAGAATATAAAGGTTCTACAGTAAGCAGTGTCCAGTATACTGAAGAAGATCTGAATGCAATGTGTGATAAAGCAGCATCTGATCAAGAGAAGGAAAAGTGTCGTGAATATAATCTGCGTGAAGCAGAGTATTATGATAAACGAGCTCAACTTGATATTGGCAGAAATCGCACCTATGATGAAATGATTGCCGATGGATATTGGATGACTGATGATGGTTTCTGGATGCCTTCAGGAACAAAGGATAGAGTAAAAAAGTGGGTGCTTCCTGTTGAGGAAACCAAAATTGCCGAAACTGATGAGACTGAATACTTTGTATCTTTCCCCGACGACCTGTTAGAAGCAGCAGATTTGAAAAAAGGAGACCAAGTTGAGTGGGTAAGTAAAGGTGATGGATCATATCTTTTGCGTAAAGTAATTAAACCTATTGGAATGGAGGAATGTTGAAATGGCACTATCTGAAAGTGTAGAAACTAGTTTGAAAGAAGCAGAAGCGTCTCTAAGGAATGCACTTGCTTATGCAGCACGACAAGAAAGACCAATGGTGTGCTCAGTCATTGCTGATATGATTAGTCGTATTGAATCCCTACAAACAACTGACTCTATTCTTGATAAACTTGAAAATCGTAAAGAAGGAGACTCTGGTTTCTTTGGCACTATGTTTGGAGAATGATAATGAATGAAGAAGAGGCAAATATACAACTCAATAATGCACTCCAAGAATGGTGGGATTCTGATGCTTGCAAAGAACTTCAGAAGAAAAATGAAGAAGCAAAGCAACGAGCAGTAGGAAAGTATTTTATGCTTTCCGAAGAGGACAAACTTGATATGGTGCAGGCAATCTGTCATATTATGTGTAAGGCAGAATCAGAAGGCACCTCTCATCGTGGTGTTATGGATGCTCTAGGAATCTATCCTGCTGGGTTTTGGATTGATAATCTTATGGATGTGCATAATTCTCTCTGGAGTTATTATCACGACCGAAAAAGAGAGCAAGAATTGAAAGATGACCTTGATTCTCTTGATGAATTCATTAAGTAGTGTAAAGCAATCCCGAAGAAATCATTAAGTTTCTAGATAGTTATGTATTGAAATGCTAACATTGGGACACATCGCAAGAAACTTATGACTCTCGCAAAAACTGGCACCGAAGTGCTTTCGACAGATGAATGGAATGAGTTGGTGGCACTCAAAAATGCAATTACTTATGCTCCACAGACTGTTTCTGCACAAAAAATGGAAAAATTTGCAGAATTGATGGTAAGAACTCTGGAAGGGAAGGGCGATTGCACTCCGCGATAAAATAAATATTATCAACACGATACAAAACAATGGATAACATTAATCAACACATTCAGAAGGATGAGGATCTTCTGAGTGACCCTACGATTTCTCCACAATCTAGGAGACATACAGAGGAAGAATTAGAAGCACTAAAGGCATATAAAGCAAATCATCCAGAAGACACTCACGATCCCACACCACTTGAATTATATTGCGATGCTAATCCTGATGCACTTGAGTGTAGAGTTTATGATGATTGAGTGACACTTTAAAAACTGGCACACAAGGGGTTCTCAGGGCACTGGGAACCCCTTATAATATGCACATACACAACAAACCCCCAATGACTACCACCTTCGCTGACTACGCTGTTGCCACTGAGGCGCGTAAGGACATCGCTACTGCCGTTCTGGGGCACACCTATGCCCTCTGTGAGGCACTGCGCCAGAACTTCATTCAGCACAGCATCAAGTCTCATCAACATGCCGTTAAGAACAATGGTATTGTTGATGAGAGTTATGTTCCCTATCATCAAGAATGTATTGCTAAACTGAAGCAAGGCATTTGTGATTATGAGTTCTATCCTGAAACGGGTCGCAAGTATCACAAGATCATTATGGTTGCGAATGGTTCCCGTTCGGTTCACGCTTTTATAGATAAGAAGACTGGTGAGGTTTACAAGTCCGCCAGTTGGAAAGCACCCGCCAAAGGTGTTCGTTATGACCTTCGCAGCATTGAGCAACGCGAATGGTTGTTTGAGCACGCAACTTGGCATGGCGGTTACCTTTACTCTAAGTGATTACAATGACCTACACCAAAGACCAACTGATTGAAGCACTCTACAATGAGTATGTGTTTCTCTGCCACGATGACTTCGACCCTGACAATGATGCCACTCCTGAAGAATACCTGGAGATGCTGAAAGAAATGAGTTATGATGAGTTGGTTGAGGAAACTCAAACTGACGAAGAGTATCACATTGAAGAGTTTATGGAGGCATGGAGTTGACTGCAACTCATAAACTGATTTTTGTTGGTTCTTTTGTTTGGTTTCTGCACTGGGGGCAATGTCTTACATCACTCTTTCTGGATACGGTTACTCTAAGCGCCTCTGCAAGGATGTTACCACTTGGTTTCTGAATAAATTTCTACCACGCCATAAGATTGAAGTAGAGATTCTTCATCGTGGACTGAAACGGGAAGCAGTCTATGGTTACTGTGACTATGTGGGAGAATCTTATCGTCCCCGTGAGTTTCTGATTGAAATAGATACCTATCTTGATGAGGAGTTGTATATAAAAACTCTTTTGCACGAATTGACCCACCTGCGACAGTGGGTAGTCGGTTCGCTGCGGATGCGACGCGGAAAAATGCATTATGGTAAAATAGCAGTCGAACTTTATGACTATTGGCATCAACCGCATGAAATTGATGCACGAGAGCAAGAAGAAACCCTATATTTGGAGTATCTGTTTGAGAAGAATGGGTGGACAGACCAGAAAGTGGCACAGTTCTTTGGAAATCGTCTGTGTTTGAGTGTATAATTAGAAGTAACAAGACCCAAGAGCATGAAGTATCTTCTTCCAATACTATTGCTGTTACCATCACCTGTTGTTGCTCAGCAGGTAAATCAATTTGCAGTTTGCACACAAAACCAAGAAGTTTACAGTCCTGGTGGATATGATGCTTATGGCAATTATATTCCTGGTGGTGTCAGTGTACAAACTTATAATGTTCCTTGTAATAATGTCAATCAAGGATATCGCCCTGGTAATCAATATTATGGTGGAGGATATTCTGGATATTATGGAAGACGCACTAATCCAAACTGTAATCCCACAAGAACTCTTTTAGGTGCAGTATTAGGTGGCGCAATCGGTCGTGCTGCTGCAAGTAACTATCCACGAAACTATGGGTGGGCAACTGCATTAGGTGCTTCTGTTGGTGGTCTTGCATTTGCTTGTTAATCAGACAATTCTACAAGTGGCACAGTCATTTACCAATTTCCCCTATTTGAGTGTATAATATCAAAGTCAACACAACACAAGCATATGAGTTATTACTGGACGACAAAACTGAATACTGCAACCAATCGTCGTATTGAGAAGTTGGAAAGTGACGGTGTAAAAGTTGACACCAGCACTCACACAGGGCGACAAGTCATTGGTTACAACTATCTTGAACTTGCATTTGACGAATCGAATGAAACTCTCTAATTCTTCTATTACACAGATTGCTAACGCACTCAAACCCGCAGTGATGAATTACATTTATGAAGATGAAGGTTTTACTGAGTATATGCAAACTGCAGTAGTAGAAGGTATTCGCACTACGATGGGAGATATGGATGAGGATTTACTTTTTGAAATTGGTATGCTAATCTTTGATAGGATTGAATTGAAATGATGACTGAAACTACCGTAAATCTAAATGTGCATGAGATGGGTATTCTTCTCTCTGCACTTCAGAATTTAGAAAATATTGATGAAATTCACATCGCCCGTGACTATGGAAGTGTGCCAGCATTGTATAACAAACTCTATACTCTCTGGGAGCAAATGGACAGATCGCAAACTGGTCTACGCAACGACGTAGTGCCGTCCTTCTGACCTATAATACAAAGGTAATTGACACCACCCCCTCTTATGCAACTGATTTCTCAAGACGGCAACATGAAGGTTGACTTCTATCCTGCTGCTGGTCTGTCTAACAAGTTTGTACAAGTCACTTCTTTTCAAGATAAAGAAATGAGTGAGAAACTGATTTCCAAGCGTGACATGACTGATGAAGCAAATGCACGGATTCATGGTTATGGTTACACTGTGACGAAGTTTCATACTTCTCCCCGTGTTAAAATGATGGTGTGCTGCTGATGACAACTGTTTTAATCTCTGGTTCTCTCATTTTTCTTTTTATAGTCTTGCCATTAGTGACATACATCCTTGAAGATGACGACTATGACAATTCTCACTGAGTTATGGTTACTGATATGAAAAAGAAATATGTGATTGCTGGCATTGCTACCATTCTTCTGTGGAATGGTTTTCTCATTCACCGCGATGCCCAACTGTTTCAATCAATGTCTGTACATTATGAATGAAGAAGACATTCAACAGTTTCTGAATGCTTATGAGGACTTTATGAAACATTCTGAAGTTGAGATTGATTCTTATCTGAAGTGGCAAGAAGCACGCTCATACACTAACACTTATTATCAACAAAAAGCACAAGAAATGAATGTAAGCACTGAGTATTATCTACAGGAGTTTGTCTGATGAATAAGCAGACTAAACTGATTCTTGCATTACAACAAGTCAATAACATTTACGAACTTCTACAGGACGGTCAGTATGCTGGTTTCTTTGCTTCTCATCTATTGCCTATTAAGTATGAAATTGAAAGGCAACTATACTGCTTGACAAATACTCAACCTCATACTAAAATCAAGGAGTAATTTAACACGACAAATGAAATCTCTTTATATTGTTGACTACTGGGTGCCATTTCCTTCTTCTGAATATGGTGGTCTGATTAATCTGATTGCTTCCAACGATGCCGAAGCATTTACTATTCTATCTGAAGAAGAGTCTTTTGATGATCGATATACCAACCTGATTATGGAAAGAGTCGTTAATGCTCAGAAGTTTAAACTACAAGATGATTACGAGTCTGGAATCCTGGAGGCATTTACCACATGACACAATTGTATCGTATTGAAGAGTTGTTTACGAATGGATGGGAACTGATTGAAGAGAATGCACAAAAGTTGACGAAAGAGCAATGTGATGAGCGTTTGAATTATTACCTCTCCGCAGGATATAACCCAAGTTATCTCCGAGCAGTTTATGATTCCTGAATTCCCACACAAGGCACCCAAAGGTTATTCTTATGAAACTGAATCCTTTAAAAGGAATATCACCTCAATCTGGTTACGGCATCATGCTTTATATGATTATAACCTTGGGAAGTCTGTACGCACTATATGGGGATTTTACAACTCAAAGACCAAATGTTATTACGCACCAGTTAATAGTTCAAAGGTAGGAGATAAAGTAGACATTACTGATACCACTCCTTATACTGCAATGCCAATCAATCTAACACCCTTAGAAAGATGTATGTTCCCAAGGTAAATGATTATGTAAGGTGGACGAAAGGAGTAGAAGGATGGATATACTTTGTTGATAAGGAGTACATTACAATTGAAGCATCAGTCACTCCCAAAGATAAGGTGAATTATAAAGCAGCGCCGATTCATGCGAATAATCGGTTATTAGTCTTGTGCTATAATAATCAATGGAAAGAGTTAACATATGTAAGGTCAAGGCAATCAGTCTATGAAGAATAAAAGTGCTTGGAGATGGTGGGCAAAAGCATTAGGAGAGAAAGCATCCAAGTGTGATAAAGAGTCTGATAAGATAGCAGCGATTCGTACTGTTATCTTTCTATCATACTTAATTACGAATGGGTTTATTATTGCGAATGCTGTAAGACATTGGAATAATAATCAACCACCAGTTATACAGGTTTATAGTGAGTCTGGGTATGTAACACCTCCTCCTCATAGAAAGTGTAAGTTTGATTGATTTTGTATCAGTATGTTACTAAAAATGTTAAAAAGTAATTAAAAAAACATTTAAAAAATATATGTTTCTGTTTCATAACATTCTCAATAAGATGTAATTAATTGAGAATCAATAAGGATTATTGTTGAGAATAATGCATCTAATACCTTATAAACCCCTCTAGGACTTGTGCTTCTAATACCTTATAAATCCCTTTTAATACCTTATAAATCCCTTTTAATACCTTATAAATCCCTCTAGGACTTGTGCATTTAATACCTTATAAATCCCTCTAGGACTTGTGACCTTAGCCTGCGCATTATAACACAGAGAGCTCTCAATGTCAACCCCCCGCCCATAAAACTCTGAGACCCACACATAAAAACTCGACGAGACTTGACATTATACTCAGAGTATGATAGAATCTCGACGAGAATATCATCATATCGTAACAAATCTAGACTAGTTCGCATATATACATTCATTATGAATCT